GGCATCTTGTCCTCGGCCATGTTGGCCCGAAGGATCAGGATGGCGATCATCAAGGCGTGGTCGCGCAACTCGCCGCCGATGATGGCTTTGAAGTCGCGCGCCATGTTCTTGACGACCTTGACGATGCCGAAGATCAGGTCGTAGTTCGCCTTGTAGATGTCGGTGTCGGAATGGAGTGCCATGCTGAAAAAAACGGAACGGTTCCCGTGGGGAGTGGGTTAATGACTCAATGACTCAATGGGAACTCTGCGGACGAGAACCACGCGGTACTGGCCGTCCTTGTGGTTGCCGTGCTGGTTGCCGCCGGCGAAGTTCTGGCACCAGGCATAGTCGTCGCTGCCGGCGTGCTGCTCGCGGGTCCAGTACCACTCCTCGGCGAACTCGCCCTCTTCGCGTGTTGCGAACAGCAGCGCGGCTTCCGGGCGGTCGGGGAGTTCGCCGCCCTTCTCGGCTGCGTGATCCATCGCCGCCTTCCATTTCAGCTTGATCGCCACGGTGAGCGGCATGCGGATCAGGTGATAGCCAGTGAGGTCGGGGCGCAGGATTGCGCCGACATAGCGTTCGCCTTCGTTCAGCGGCGGGCGAATCAGTGGTGCCGGCGCCGGGGAGCGAGTGACGTGCTTTTCGAGCCAGGCCCGGAAAAGCTCTTGCGTATCGACCGTAAGCTGCGCGCTGCCGATCGTCATGGTGGTGGTGTTCATGCGGACTCCTGAATGATTGAAGGACTAAAGGGGAGATCTGCGGACGAGAACCACGCGGTACTGGCGGCCCTTGCGGTCGTAGTCCTGGCCGCCGTTGGCGAAGACCTGGCACCAGGCATAGTCGTCGCTGCCGGCGTGCTGCGTCGAACTCCAGTACCAGACGGGGTCGAGGGCTTCCTCGCCGCCGGCCTGAAGCAGCGCTAGGGGCGTCTGCGCCGGCAGGTTCGGCGTGTAGGGGTGGGTGGGCGGCAGGGCGGATGCGTTAAGGCCGGAGCGGCCCCACAGATAGTTCTCGTCCGTGGTCGGTTTCAGGTTTCGGTAGAGGATCTCCAGCTCGTCCTGCGCGGGGATGTACCAGTCGTTGTGGTCGCTGATGTGCTGCGCGCGCGCCCACTGCGCAACCTTGCTGCCCGCGGCGGCCATCGCCTCCGTGTTGGCCATGCCATCGTTGAACGACGTGGCGCCGTCGACCCGCTTGTAGCTGTCGTTCCAGGGCGTGTCGTCGTGCTGGCCGGCGCTCTTGGGTGCGCGGATTAGGGCGTGGGGGCGGCCATCGAAGTTGAAGATGCCGGCGAAGATGCCGCCCTTGAATGGGGCGCCGATCGCGGGGAGTTGGATGGATTGGTCAGTCGATTGCATGCGTTTGCACTCCTTCGGGTGGTTGTTGATCGGCGGGCCAATAGCGACGGTCGGCGGCGCCGGGGTTGAGAAAATTGGTGTCGCCGCTCGTCTGGACAAAGTTGAGCGGCGCGCTCGTCTGGACAAATTTGAGCGGCGCGCGGCAGGTCATCTGACGGTAGTCTTCTAGCCAGGTGCGGTAGTCCCGCAGCCAAGCGGCAAAGCGGGACTGCGGCGCGGGCTGAAGGGCCGCGGTCGGCGCCTGGATGACGAGCGTCACGGCCTGCCCGAAGACGTCGGTTTCGTAGGTGCGGACGTCGAGCAGCTCCGACTGCGACTGGGAGATCGGGCGGGCGTCGAGGCCGGCGTGTTCGATGACGTTGAGTGCGAGCTGGTGGGGCGCCGCAACCAGGAGGAGAACGCAGACGCCGTCTTCTCCGACCTCGATCATGCAGCCCACATTGAGGCCAGCGCATTGCAGATGGTGTTGCAGGGATTCGGCCGCATGGATGCGCGGCAATGCCTGCTGCAGCAGGTAGTGTTGGTTCATTGGGAGATCCTCGGGTGGTGGCCGGAAGTGGGGCGCGGCCGGCGGCGGCGCTTGATGGCGGTGGCGGCGCGCTCGATCGCGCCGAGCAGCTCGCCGGTCGTGGCGAAGGAACCGAGCCGCACGCGGTATCGGACGGGGCCGCGATAGAGAGCGAAGCGCGGCGTGCCGTCGTCGGCCAGGCGTTCCACGACGTTCATGCCGTGGGCGCGCGCGACTTGCTGCGCCTCCAGCAATGGCTGGCGTGGGAGCATTAGTGGGCTCCGGCCGTGGCGCCGTTGTCCCGGTACATCGGGCGAAGGCGCGGGCGGTATTCGCTTACGATGGCGCCGTTGGCCGCGAGATAGCCGAGGCACGCGCGCCGCATCGCCGCGGGTGCGTCAATCGCGGCGAACATGGCCTCCATTGCCGTCGGTGCCTCGCCCTCCAGCTTTGTCGTTGGGATACAAAGTCCGGCGACGCGAAAGGGGGTTAGATCGACGGCACGGCTCCATTCCCGGCGGCTGTCGAATCGCTCCTCGACCTCGACCAGTTCGTCGCCGATCAGAGCGGAATAGAACTGCCTGCCGATCAGAAAATCAGCATAGAAGGTTGCGCCGCCGACGACCTTGGTGTCGTGGCGATGGGCGAGCGCCGCCGCCGCCGCGCCTTCGAGCGTTGCGGATTCGCCGTGGGCCTTAACGGCCCGCAGCGGTGACTCGGTGATCCAGAGCGCTGCTTCCCACTTGAAGCGAGCGCCATCGCTATGCAAGCGCAGAAGCCGCTTGACGCCGAACGCCGGATCGAGCGGTGGATGACTTTGGTACAGGTACTGTCCGCCGTCCAGCCCATCCTGCTGCCACTTGGCGCCGGCGATCTCAAATACATTGAAGTCTTGGTCCGGCTGGTAGCCGGGTAGGGTGGTGATCCAGTCGGGTGTGGTGCGTGCCTGCGTGTTTTCCACTTTCGTCTCCCCTGCGTGGTTGCTGACGTTTGCACCCGTGCTTAACGGGGGCATAAAAACTATAGCGGGGCTATAGCTTCTATGTCAATAGCCACGCTATAGATTTTTAAGGGGGGCGAAAAAAAGCCCGCGCTCGGCGGGCTTCCGGGGATAGGCCGTCTAAGAGGCTGCTATTTGGTAACTGGTCCTACGTCGCCTTCGGGCTTACGTGGTTGTGCTTCGACTTGGGAAATTGGTGACCCGGCGGCTAAGCCAGTGCCGGTGGCGCTCGCATGCTGGTTTGATACCGTTTCGGCTAGCTTTCCGCTCCCGTCGAACCGGAAAACAACGCTGCTGGCTCGCACGTCGGCGCCGCCCACAAAGGGGCCGATGAATGGAATAAACGACGCCGGCCTGGCCTGCACTTGCGCGCCGTTATAGGAGATGGAGCGTTGGCCGTTGATGGTCGTCGTTACGGTTGGTGCCCCGAGGGTCGCGATGATTTCTGCCTCAGTGGTTTCGCCGCGCTTGAACTGTGCAGCTTGCTGGTCGCTGACCATGACGCCGTGGCTGGCGCAGCCCGCGAGGGCGATCGTGAATGTAAGTGCGGCCAGCGGCTTCATTCGGTGAACTCCAGGCGAAGTTGAATCGGTAGGAGGAGGATCGTAGCGGAGTGCCGTGGCGCGGGCAATATGCCTTTGGTATTAGGCCGAACTAAGCGCAATCGGGCCTGGCCTACGTCCCGGTGCGGCGGCGCAAATTTTTGACGGTGGGCGGCCTACATCCCAATACGAGGGCCACGGCACCAACGCACTGCGCCTGCTGCTCCTCGGTCGCGCCTTCCATCATCGTCGCGATTGCTTGGACGTGATGGTTGTGGATGGAATACACCTGGCTTTGTGGTTCGTGCGCGGCCTTGGCGGGTTCGCGCTTGGTCGGCGCCGCGGCCTCGGCGTGCTGTGCCGCCTCTTCGGCCAGTGCTGGGCTGATGTCGGCAAGTGAGCACTGGAAGCCGCGCATATAGGCGACCGCTGCGGCCATCGAGATCGGCTTCAGGCCCTTGATGTGCTGGTAGATCATGGCCTGTCCGCCGGGCACCTTGAAGTCCCGCGCGAAGGCGGCGCGATTCCGCACTACTTCGAATCGTGCCTTAAGCGCCCGTGCCTCGGCTTCCACGTCTCTGGACATAGATAGCGATGCTATAGAAAAAAAACTATAGCTAGGCTTGACGCTCGAAATATAGCCGCGCTATAGTTTCCCGCATGGATACGAGTGCTATTGAACGTGCATGCGACATCGCCGGCGGTCAGGCCGCTCTGGCGCGCAAGATTGGCGTCCATGTTTCCTTCCCCAACCAGTGGGTTAAGGGGCGCCGCCCGGTTCCGGCCGAGCGCTGCCCGTCGATCGAGAAGGCGACAGCGCGGCAAGTGACGTGCGAGCAACTTCGCCCTGACGTCGATTGGGCGTACCTGCGCGGCACGGCGTCTGGCGATAGCTGCGCTACCGAAGAGGCGGCGGCCAGTGATCCTGGCCAGTACCCCTTGCCATTCGGTGGTTCGCCAGATCAGCAGGACGCGGATTGGCCTGATCGACGGGGTGCGGCTTGAAGTCGCGACTTTCTGCATTGACTGTCTCCTCCTGCCGGCTACGGCCGGTGCGTTTGGCTGTCGGCGTGTCAAACATGCCGACAGCTTATTTTTTTGCCCATCGGGAGTGTTTCCGAACGCTTCCGAATTTTTCGGAAAGGCGCGGACATGCAGACTGAGATGCCTTTTTTCGATTCGCCAGAGGATGCCCTCAAGGCGATCGTCCAGCAGCTCGGCGGAATCAAGAAGGTCGGCCCAAAGCTGTTCCCGGACAAGTCCGTCGACGCGGCGGCGCGGTATCTCCTCGACTGCCTGAACTCCGACCGGTCTGAGAAGTTGTCCCTCTCGCAGATCATGATGCTGCTCCGGTTGGCGCACGAGGCCGGCTATCACACCGCCTACGCCTGGATATCCGGTGAGGTCGGCTATGACGTGAAACCGGTCACGCGCGGCGAGGAAGTGGATCGCCTGACGACCGTGATCGAGCAATCGACGAAGACGCTGGCGACGGCGCTATCGACCCTCGAGCGCCTGCAGCGAGGAGCAGCATGACGCGCCGGCCGAGGACGCTCACTGCGATCCGGCACGAAGACGGCAAGGCCGTTCGCGTGGCAATCGATGCGCCGCCGGTGGCTGTGGTGCATCCGCTCGATGCGATTGTGGGTGGCTGGTGGTTGCGGTCGGGCGGCTATCCCGTTGGTAACGACATTAGCGGATCGCGTGGGCTAGTTCAGTCAGGATGCCTCTCACCAGCCACTGATCCGGCGGCGAGCGGCGCGCGGCCGATAACAGGCGACGGCGACAGGCAAGCCGCTCGCGGCGCGAAGGCGGGGCGAGAATCTTCCCAAGCTCAATTAGCGCAACGGAGGTTTGAAGAGCTGCTTCGGTCTCGGCGGGGACGCCACCTTCGTGGTCGGGCGCGGTAATGGCGGGTTTCTTCATGAGCTGCCTCGGGTGAGGGTCGGGAATGGCTGATTCTCCCATGCTGCCCTGGTCGGACCTCGACGCTTACCGCGCGGAGCATCGCCGCCGCAATCCCATTCCAGATCTTGCTGCGGTGCCGCCCGAGCTGGCGAACCGCAAGCAATGGCTGATGTGGCGCTACGAGCCGGGCGAGACCCCGAAGAACAAGCCGCGCAAGATGCCGTACTACGCCGGCGGTGGTCGGCGTTACGGCGACCAGGGCTCGGATGGCGATCGCGCGAAGCTGACGACGTATGCCGTCGCGGCCGGTGCAGCTGCCAAGGCGGGTTTCGACGGCATCGGCTTCGCCTTCCTGCCCGATGACGGCCTGATCGGCATCGATCTCGACGGCATGATCGATCCCGAGTCCGGCGAGATCTCGCAGCGGTGTCAGGACATCATCGCGGCGTGCGCCAGCTACACGGAATACTCGCCGAGCGGCAAGGGCGTGCACATCATCTGCGCCGGCGAGACGCAGACGTTCAAGAGCAACAAGGTCGGCGTGGAAGTCTTCTGCGGCCGGCAATATTTCACCTTCACCGCGAAGCCGTGGCCCGGCGCGCCGACGAAGATACGGGCGCTATCGGACGATGTTCTGCGGCGGCTCCGGGTGACCGTCAAGGGCGCCAACTCACCGCCTGCGCCAGCTGAGTCGCCGGCAGCGTCGCATCCACCGCCGGCCACCCCCGGCCAGCGCCCGCGCAGCATGGCCGAAACGGTGGCACTGGCGGAGGAGGCGCTGGCCTTCGTTGATGCTGGTGACTACGAGCAGTGGATCAACGTGGGCCTCGCTTGCAAAGCGGATCTCGGCCCGATTACCGGCTACATGGTCTGGGATGCGTGGTCGGCCCGAAGTGAGAAGTACGCGGGGCCGGAGGACACGCGCAACCGCTGGGGTGGATTCAAGCCGGAACAGATCACGCTCGGCACGGTGTTCAAGCTGGCCGAGCAAAGCGGCTGGGAGCCGCCCTGGGCGAAGGCCAAGGCGCGCAAGACGCGCGCTCGCAAGCCGAGCGCTGACGCTTCATCGTCGCCGGCCGAGCAGGGTAGTGCGGTGCCATCTGACCCGCCGCCAGCGCCGCCGAGTTCGCGCGCGATAGAGCCCCCGCTGCCCCCGGAAGACCCCTTGCAAGCTCCCGCGGGGGAGATCGCGGAGCCGCCTGATCGGGATTGGGAGCTTGGGTTGATTCGCAAAAAGGGCGACGTGTCGTCGTGTCTGGCGAATGTGCATCTGGTCCTCTCGCATATGCCTGAATGGCGCGGCACGATCGCCTACGATCAGTTCGCAGAACGCACCGTCTATCGATCGCGACCGCCTTTTCTGAAGGATGGGCCTGAGTCTGGAGACTGGACCGACCATTTCGACGTGATGGCGGCGATCTGGCTGCAGCGAAAGTGGGGCGTCGAGTTCTCTCCAAAGTCGGTAGCGCAGGCCGTCGAGGCCTTGGCACGCGACCACAAGTTCCACCCCGTGCGCGAAGCGCTGGAGGCGTTGCCGCCATGGGACGGCACGCTACGCAATACCGAATGGTTGAGCGACTACCTCGGCGTCGAGCGCACCGAATACACGGCACTCGTCGGCCAGTTCTTCCTGCGCGGGATGATCCAGCGCGTCATGTCGCCGGGTTGCAAGTTCGACTACTGCCTGGTGTTGGAGGGCGAGCAGGGGCGCGGCAAATCGACCGTCGCGCGCATCCTCTCCTGGCACTGGTTCTGCGATACCGATCTGGACCTCAACAACAAGGACTCACTGCTGGCCTTGCCGGGCCACTGGGTCTATGAGATCGCCGAGCTGGGCTCGCTGATGAAGGCCGAGGAGCGAAAGCAGAAGTCCTTCCTCAGTCGGCAGGAGGATGAGTATCGGCCGCCCTACGGAACGCGCCTGATGAAGGTGCCGCGCCAGAACGTCTTCATCGGCACGACGAATGAGGAGGAGTACCTGAAGGACGCGACAGGTGGCCGGCGCTTCTGGCCGGTTGCTTGCGGCGACAGCTTCAACCTTGAAGGTCTGCGCGCCAACATCGAGCAGATGTTGGCCGAGGCTCTGCACGACTTCTACCTGGGTGAGCGCGCCTACCCGGATGACGACCAGCAGAAGCGGCTCTTCACGCCCGAACAGCGCAAGCGAGGCATGCCGGAGCCCTACGACGACATCATGGTCGAGTGGGTAAAGCTGAGGTCGTCGCACTTCACGATGGCTGAGGCAATCATGGACGGCCTGAAGCTCACGGCCGACAAGATCACGCCGGCGCTCTGTACGCGGCTCGGGTACGTCTTCAAGCGGCTTGGCTGCGGTCGGTTCGAGGATCGGCTCGCTGACGACAAGCAGGATCGACGGCCCTACATACCGCCTCACCTGATCGAGTCTTACGCGAAACGACAGCTCGTGGGAGGGAAACGTGCGCCGTTCTGACCGCCGTTTCTTCCCAACCTATTCCCAACCTCGCGGAAAGGTTGGGAAGTTTTACGCCTTGATTATTAAGGCGCTTCCCAACCTTCCCAACCTTCCCAACCTTTTTCACCGTGCGCATACGTGGGCGCGGGCACACCCGCCCCCGCGCTCGCGCGCTCGTGTGTGTGCAATCAAAAAAACGTTGGGAAGGTTGGGAAGGTTGGGAACAAGCAGGCAGCACAAGGCTTTCGGCTTCCCAACCTTGTCGCGAGGTTGGGAACAGGTTGGGAAAGGGGTGGTGTGATGGACATCGAAGCAACGGTAGCGAAGATGCGCGAGGACTTTCCGCTCGCGGCCTTGCATGAGGAGTGGAACGACGACGACCAGGCGGAGATCGGCGCGGCGATCGCGGCTGTGATCGGGGCCGGCGACGTCGATAACCTCGCCTCGTGGGCGCGGCATCTTGCCGCCTCCGCTGACAAGTGGCGCGAGTGGTGCGATCGGGTGCGTCTCGCCGAAGTGCGCGCCAAGGAAGCCGGCCGCGCGGCGCGGCTCGAGCGCGAGGCGCAGAAGGCCGGTACGGCGGAGTGCGCGGCGTGAGCGGCGGCAACGTCATCTCCATGCGGACCAACTTCCCCGAAGTTGGCGCCGCGCTCGATCGCCTCGGCGATGACATCGGCAACAAGGCGCTGGTGCGCGCCATCAACGTCACGGTCGACCAAGGCAAGCCGGCGATGGCGAAGCAGATCAGCGCGGAATTCCGCGTGCGGTCGAGCGATGTCAAGCAGCGGCTCACCG